TTTACGCACTACTTCCATCTCTTGAGAAGGTTGATTAACGCCAGGATTGAGATTCTGGTCAGCTGCTCTCCACATTCTTACTAGAACATCTGTACCAAGCTGGTTTATAGGGGTATTTGCGAACTTATAAAAACTATCTTTATCAGCATCACTTAATCCCTCTTTAACCAGTTCATTGTCAAACTTAGCAGCTCTGTCTTTAGATTCTATTTGCTCTTGAAATTGAGCGTTAGAACTTTTAACAGCTTGTTCAATATTTCTCTGCTCCATTGCAGTTCTATATTGAAATGATGCTGAGTTTGGGTCATTATAAGCTTCCCAAGGGTCGAAATCCTCTGGTACTTGAATTTGCGGTTGTTCTTCAACCTTTCCAGATACAGCATCTTGGATGTATCGTTGTACATCTTCTCTTGATTCTACGAACTGACCAAGTGCCTTGTATTTCTCAAGGTCTTCTTTGATTTTCGCATTTTCAGTTTGCATTTTATCTTTCTCAGATTGGAAGTACTTTGCAGATTCTTCCCAGTTTACTTCTTCCGCTTGTGGACTTTGTTGCTCTACACTTTGTTCAGAAGTTTCTGAAGCTTGAACCTCTTGTTGCTCTCCTGCTTCAAAATCCTGATTATCAGTGATGGGTGCGTCACCATCTTGTTGCATTTCAGCAACTACCTGTTTTTCACTAGCCATTTTTCATGCTCCTTTCACGCAATTTCTTTACTTTTCAGCTTGACCATTTTTAGTTAGTCTCTGTTGTTCAAGTTTAACTGCATTATCCAATTTGCTAAGCGCTACTTTCGTATCCGCTTTAGCTTTGTTTGATGATTCAGATAGCCTAGTCTTGAATTTCTCAACTTCACTTCTTTGTTTAGCTGAGACTGACTCTCTTCTAGCTGTCTGTAAATCTCCTTCTAAATCTTTTACTCTTTCTTCATATTGAGCTAACATTTGTTTTAATTGCTCTATTTCATCCGACCTTTGTAATACACCTTCTTTATCAAATATCTGTGTTTTCTTTAAAGCTTCTACTCTATCAATTAATCCCATTTGAAAAGCTTCCATATAAATTTGCCATTCTGCCCATTTGTTACTAGGCATAGTAGAATTACCAGCAACTCTAATATCATACTGTCCAACGTGCAATGCTTGTTCCCTAGCCATTAAAGCTCCAGTTTTATCATCATATAATTTTTTATTAATTGTATATTGACTTAAATCATTATTAGGCTGAACTACAGAAAATGTTTTTTGAAATGAATAATGTTTCTTTGCCATATTATAACATACTCTACCTAATCTTTTCAATGAACCTTCAATATCTCTTAATTTTGACTTAGAACGTCTTTGTCCAAAATCTTCTAATTGCATTGTAGCTGATGCAGTTCTAGGTGCTTCCTGTGGATTACCCTGTTGCATTTCATAGATACCCATATTTAAATCAATATATCTTTCTACTTGCTTGGGAAGTTCCATTATTGAACCAGCTAAAGGTTGAGGGGAAGGGAAATGAGGTTCACCAAAAGAGCCATCATATTCGATAGTCGCATTTGGATTTGCCCAATCTTTTTCAAGTTGTTCTACATCCTGAACGGACCCTTGCGGTATAAGGAGTTTAAGCCCAGCCGATGCCTGAGCATGAGCAGTGAGAAGAGAGTGCATCTTGTTAATGAATCTCTGTAACTCCTTCCCCTTTCTAACATCACTTTGGGGATAAGGTGTGTTAGTCCATATATTTGGAACAGGTACAATAGGATAAACATCCGTATTGCATATTCTTTGATATAAAATTATTTGACCAACAGAGCAAGTTTCTCTTATTCTAGTTTGAGTAACTTCAACATATTCTATATCTCCGACTTCTAAAGCTGCTGAAAATGAACCATCTTCAGTCATTTTTTGAAATTCATCATATTCAACAATCATTTCTTCGCCTTGATTTTCTCCAGCTCTATTATCTAATAATCTATAATATGGAACTTTAATTTTATCATATAAATGTAATACCCTATATTTTTCATTTGCCGAATCTCCCCATTGAGAATCTTTTATCATATCGGGAGTAAATGCGCCAGAAACACCTGTGTTTTTTCCAGAAGATGGATAATCTTCATCTTTCCATTGAATACCCTTGTCAATCATATCTACCATAAGAGTGCTATCTTCTTCGCTTATTGGTTGCGCTAATTGAGGATACTGTTGAACTAATTGTGCTTTTGATAAAATAGTAGATAATATTATTCCACTAGCATCATCAAAATATCTATGTCTAGCATTAGGGTCTACATAAACTCGAAATGGGTCACAATAATTTATCTTTACTTCGCCTCTTCCGTAATCAGCTTCCGGGTCCATATAGGCTTGAAAATAACCTAAACCAGTAATAGCATAATCATGTACAACTTGTTTAAATACTTCATTTCCATCAGATATATCCCAGATGTACTCAAGTAATCCATTCCACACAGATGCTAACTTTGTATCACTATCTTCTCTAGGATATGCTATAAATTTAGGTGGCTTAGAAGTTATAATAGCTTTAAATTGCTCTATAGCAGAATACAATCTATCAACAACAACATCTGCTTGATTAACAGATTCTAAATAATTAGTTTCATCTTCAGTCCAATGATTGCCTAAATAAAAGTCAATATCTTCTCTTGCTTGTGAATCCCAATCATTTCTAGCATCAGACCATTTACGAAATTTATCCTGTATGTCTTTTGCCCTATTATCGGTTTCAAGTCTATTTTCTGCCATTATACCCCATTTCTATATAATTTTGTAATCTGTAATATATAACAATTTACTTTAAGTATGCAACCTTATATTCGTGAACCAGACATCCAGTTATATTTTTTTACAGTTTTACGTTTCTTTTTAAGATTTCTAGATAACCCACCTGGCTTTTGATGTCCTTGCGTATACTGTATTGCTAACCAAAATGCATCTATTATATCGTCATGTGCGCCTTTTGGGAAATCTAATAGTTCATCAATAAAATCAATATTACCTTTTTTAAGGTGGACAGCTTTTTGTTTAAATAATGGTTGTAATCCTTCAAACAGTCTATCTTTCTTTTTTTGAGTATATCCTTTGATTCCTTTTTCAATTCCTGGCAAGAACAAACCACGTTTTTTACTTTCTCGCATGACATAATCTCTTAACATCTCCTGATAGGCAATAGTTTCAATATTGACTCTGCGAACAGGTTTATACTTTTTAAACATTTTAAAAATTTGTTCGGCACAATCCATCGGTAACGCTCTTTCACGCCAGTAATCAATAACAAAGTAATCATGCTCGGAACTAACACCAACGACCATAATAACAGAATAGTCACGATTGTCAGCAACTGACGAAGCAGGGTCAATACCAATATACAAATTGACATCAGTATTTCCATCTTCATCTTTAATATACCACTTGCCGTTTTCATCATCCCACCTAAGTGCTCCGTTGTATAATGATTCATTAATATCCTCCTCGCTAAATACAGCATCATCTGGACTTCTAGCTTGATTCATATACTCTTGATAGAACTTTGCAGGAGTTCCAGAGTCCATATAGAACTTTTTACGTTCATTTAATTTAGCCATACTCCATCTAGATTGCCAAATTGGTTTTCCTTCTTCTATTGCTTTTTTCGTATAAACCGACCAAGCATAATCTTCTTTTGCTTTTTCTGCTGAACGATAACCAGTTATAATATTATTTAAGAAACTATCCCAATGTACGATTGTACCATTACACCATAAGAATCCACCTTTATCGAAATCAATCGCAGGGTACACTGCAGCCGTTACCCAGTTTTTCATATTTTGTCTAGCATCTGGTGTTTTAGTATTTAACTCTGATTCAAAGTCATCTAACACAATTCCAGTATATCTAGTACTATATTGTTTTTTACCTCTCAATCTTTGAGATGCACCTTTACCTAACATTCTACATCCGTTTGATAATATGATTTCATTCTTTGTCCATTTGGGACCTTCTAGGTCCCCGAAATAATAATGGATAGCTGGATTAGTATCTATATGATTTTGTACCCACGCTATATTATCTATTGCTTGGTCTTGCGCTTCACCTACCCAACATATAAACTCTGGTTCCGCATCTTTTTCTTTGAATAAGAAACGATGCAAAACAGCTGTAGCTGCCAGAGTAGATTTTGCGTGGTCACGAGGGAGTACCAAAGCTAATTGATGTATATTTTTATCTAACAACAATGAACCAACTTCTCTATGAAATGGAGGAGTTTCTGTAGCTAA